TCCTAAGATCCTTAACATCTTGTTCTAAGTCTTTAACATGATCTAACATCCAAGCATGATTTAAATCATACTCTGTTCTATCTATGGCTGCTGGTGGCATTGATTTAGCATCTTCAATATCCATCTGTAACTTTACATACATGCTACCCAATGTAAATACTGCAGCTATGATTAAACCTATTGATTTCAGTGTTAAGTGAAAATCAGGCTTACCATCTCCATCTACATCAACTCCCATATTTGTACTCCCTCCTAATTCTTTTGCCATATTTTTAACTTTTTGTATATTCTTATTATTACTTGTTTATATTAAAAATTACTTTTGTTTTAATATATCATTTATGTATTTGTCTTGTTCTGACTTTGTCATTTCATTGAACCAAACTTTTTTATTTAATTTTTTTATTAAACTTGTCTTTTTTCTTTTATCTAAACCTTGTTGTTTTCTTTGATCTTGCGCTCTTTCTTTTATTAAAAGACCATCTGAGTTTTTTAAGTCAAGATCCCAAGTACTAAAACCAAACATTAAGGCTGTTTTTTGCCAACCTTTAGTTGTATTATCTAAAGCATAACTAGCATTACTTACTTTTTTTATAACCCTATCTAAAGGTACATTTACAACAGAAAGAGCATAACCAGCCATCATATAAGCAGGGTTATCAATAATATTTTTTGATCCTCTCAAACCAATACTCTCTTTTTTGCCAAACTTTTTTGGATTTAATGTACCAGGATAAAAACCTCTTTCTTTTATAAGATCCTTTTGAAACTCATATGTTTTTTGTACCTTATATCCTTTTGAAAACTTAGAACCTACAGCTGGTGCAACATTTAGCATTGATAAAAGAACATAGGTATAGTCTTTGCCCCAGCTCTTACTTTCTTGTTTATGTATTTCAAAAGCAGTATTTTTTAACATTGCAATTATAGCTCCATGATATCCAGCACCTTTCAATATAGTATCAGCCATACCGTTAGCAGTTCTTAATATTTTTTGTTTATCTTTTTCATCATCATCACTACTACCAAGTGCTACTGCAAATAGTGCACTAGATAAAGCGTTAAAAGTAAAGTTTTGAACAAATGAATAATAAAGTATTTTTGATACATTTTCTTTAGTATTACCTCTATTATTTGCTATATCTAATGCAGCCTTCTTTATAAGTCTGTTGTACTGCATAGATGTATTTTGAAAGGATAATACCCATCTACTAAATTTATTAGCTTGTTGCTCGGATACCATAGCTGGATCTGATGACTGCTGACTTTGATCAGTAATTTCTGAAAAGTCTTCAAAAGCTTTTGCTTCAGCTTCCTCTTTTGTTAAACCATTATCTTTTATATATGTGTTTATTCTATTTCTATAAAAAGTAGCACCACCGGTTGCTATAGCTAAACTATCAACAGCTTGAGTTGGTGTAAAACCAAGTTTAAGTAAATACCTTAATGCTGCTTTAAAGCCATCTTTTTGGCCTTCTATTGATCTAACTAGCTCAGCTTGATTAACGTCCATTTTAAAACCTTTTCTTCTTTGTTTTAATTTTTCAGAGTTAAATAATGTAACAACGTCAGCATAATACTGTGGTACATTAGCAAATGCTTTGCCAGCCGCATATATATTGTTATCACTCCAATTAACATAGTTAGCAGCTGATAGAGTTTGAAGTGCTGCTGATCTCATATTAAAGAACATTATAGATCCAACAGAACCATTTAGAAAATCAGCAAAAGCGTTAGCTCTAGCATCTTCTGATCCAAAATTTCTATTAGTACCTTTTTCCATTCTAAAAAGTATATCTTCTAAAGAGTTCCTAAACCTGCTACCATATATAGCTTCTATCTTATTTAAGTTTTGCTTGTTAAATATTTCTTTATAATTGTCTGTAAATTCTTGTAAAAATTGTTTTCTACCTATTTTATCAGAAATACTATTTAAATCACTAGCTATATTATCAATGACCCAGTCTCTACTAGGATCAATCCAACCTTTTTCTTGACCAGATATAAGTCCAACACCTCTCGCAAATTGTTGTAATTCACGATCTTTAGCTACAGCAAAAAAAGCATCATTTATCAATTTTCTACCTTCCGCTGTTTCTGGTTCTAAACCAGTTTCTGCCATATCAAAACCACCACTTTTCCAAAGAAATATTCTTATAGCTTGATCATATGTGAAATCAGTACCAGGCATTTTTTTATTTAGCTTTTTAACTACTTTAGGATGTTTTTTTCTAAGATCCTTGTAATCGTTTTCCATTTTCTGCTTAGCAGATTCTAACTGTGCTATACCTCTTTTGTAAGGTTTGTTTAATGTTTCTTCAAAAAATTGCTTATGTAAATCTCCTTGAGCACCCTTACCCATAAAAGAATACATTAGACCCATAAAATCTTCTGCAGATGGTGGAACGTAAAGTTTATATTTACCAATGCTAGCACCTTTTTGTCTAGCTATAACTTCTGGTATAACTTTATCAGCCGCTGCTAATACGGTTTTACCACCTTTTGTTTCTTCTATTATGCCATTAAATCTAGTGTCTAAAGATTCTAAATTTTCAGGAGGTTGAATAGGTCTGCCTTCATTATTTTCTATTAAATTATTTGACATTTTTTCCATTAAACCTGCTATATCGTTTAATGTGTAGTCTGATTTTTTTAATCTTTGACCTTTACCCAGCACAAACTGAGATCTTATTCTTAGATTAAAAAAGCCATTTGTATCAGTATCACCTTTTGATATATTAGTTCTAACACCAATTTTAACATATTGACCATTTTTTTTCTTTAATTCAGGTAAATTAAAAATGTTGTCTGCTTTGTTTTTGCCAATAAAGTATAAACCTTTATCTTTTATTTCTATAAAATAATTATTCTTATCATTGTACTTATCAGACATTTGATCTATTTCTGTATAAAAAGTAAAATCTGTTTCTTTTACTAAACCTTCATCTTTAGCTAATTCATATGTTTCTTCATTTAGTTTATTCGAATTAGGTTCACCTTTTTTACCTATAGAACCTATAGTATTAAATCCTTCATGCCTTTCACTAATAAATTTTATTAATTTAATATATGCATCATTTATGTCTTTTTTACTTTCTTTAATACTTTGTTCTATGCTTTTGTTTTCACCGCCACTTAAAGATGAATATTCTAATTGTTCGTCTAATAATTTAACTGTAGTAGAACCAAGACTACCAAGTCTAGCACCTGTTGTTAGTTTAGCTTCAAAGAAAATTATAAATTCTTTTTCTTTAGTTTTACCATCTTTATCAGGAACGGGTAATGTTACTTTAACTTGTAAATCTGGTGAAGTAGAGTCATAACCAGTTGTTCCTTCTTCTAATATTACAAACTTAGAATTTTTTTGTTCAAAAACTGCCGTAGATAAAATGTCTTCCCATGCTAATGCTTTATAACTAGTACCTCTTTTTACATAATTCTTTTTAACTAATTTTTTAATTTTTGTTTTTTGTAATTTGCTAATTATTATATCTAAATCATCGTTATTTAACAGTCTTAATTTTTCTAGTGTATTTTTTCCTTTATTTTCAAATTTAATATTTTCATTAACATAATTTAAGTATAGTTTTTTTGCTGCTTTAAATCTATCCTCAAAATTACCAGCATTTACATTAGTAGTATATTTATTAATTTTTTCATTAGGTATCATATAAGAACTTATAGTATTTACTACAGAACCTACATATGATATATAATCAACCGGAATATGAGTTTTATCAAAATATTTTTTAGTGTTATTCGTTACTATTGATAACATGTTCTCACTTTTACCAGCTGCAATATCTGCTGTTAATTGCTCTTTACCGCTTAAGGTTTTTAAGTGTTGTCTTACCGTAGTATTAGTAATTAGTTTACCAAACATTATAGCTAAACCCTTAGCTACTTGAGCTTGTGGTGATTGTACAAATACTTTATCGGGTATAGTTCCATCAGGAAGTATACCAAGCTCTTGTCTAAACTGTTCCTTAGTAACTGCAGTTAAGTCATATATAGGTAAACCAGATGCTGTATCTATTCTATCACCTTTTCTATAAAAAGATGTTAATACATTGGTAGGTAAACCAGTAGAAGTTCCATATAAATCTTGAGTTACTGCTTTATCAACAACAGCACCTTTAGGGAATATTTTAATAAAGTCATCAAACATATCATCAAGATTTCTCATTGTATTTTTGAGTTCACCTTGAGTAAAATTATTTTTAGGAATTAATTTTTTAGATGGTATTTGAAATATTTCAGCAGTTGTTTCTGTAGATAGATCAGGTAATGATTTAAATGATAAAGGATCATCTGCTATATCTTCAAAGTTATCTAAAATAACATTTGTAGCTTTATTTTTTAATTCTTCATCTGCTATTAAATCTCTAGGATCTAACAATCTTTCAACTCTTTCTTGCTCGTTAACAACGTCCTCACTAGATTGTGATATATCATCTTGAGTAGTCATTAGAGCCTCTGATGAACCAGCTAGAAACTCATTTCCTTCCTCAGATAAACTTAATGAATAAGCATCACTTCCTGCTTTTAAGTAATGATTTGCTATGCCATTTACTCTAAGAGGTAAAAGCTTATATACATAAGCCGCAAATGACATTCCAGCTTCATTGTTTGGATCATAAGTTTTTATTAAATCAGGTATACCAGTGTTAGCATTTCTACCTTCTTTGTTTTTACCTTCACCTCTAACATTTCCACCATAAGCAGCTTCAAAAATTATTTGTTCTCTGTTGTCTTTAAATAGAGGTACACCAGTTCTTCTATCAACTAACTTACCTATTAAACCATCACCAGGTACTATTTTTACATTACCTTGTTTATCTATTACTTTAGTAGTTATTAACTCATTAGCTACATCAAAAATTATATCACTACTACCTGCACCATCCTCGTAAAATTTATTTAAGTTGTCTGTTGTTTGTTTTGATAATTCACTTATTATCTTGTTAGTTGATTGAAGATTCTCATTTATTTTTTTATTTGTAATATCTTTTTTTACTTTTTCTGCTTTATCAAAAGTATTTTTAGCAGATACTTGATTATAAAAATTATTATCAGAACTAACTCTGTTATTAAAATCTATTACAAAATCAAATAAAGCTTCACTGTCAGTTGGTTTAAAGAAATTACCAAACTTAGTATCTCTAAATTTTTTAGGCATTAAATTATTAACTAAATCAGTTATACTTTTACGTGTTGATTTTGGTACATTTCTTTTAGCACCTAATATAACGTCTGATAATACACTCATAACTTCTTTATCTAAAGAATACAAGGGTCGTTTTTTTTCATCAGTATAATTTCTATCTCTAGCTTCTGTTACCATTTCAAGCTGTCTAGTTACTTGAGCATATAAATCTGGTTGTTCTTTTTTTAAATATGCTAATAAATTTCTACCTTCTGTTTCATCAAAAGATTCTTTTAATGTAGTTGTTTCACTTAAACTTTCACTTAATTGTTCTTGCTTTTTATTAAAGTAAGCATGAAGTATTTCATGTAAGACAATACCGACTTCACCACCTTCAATAGATTTATCTTTATGTATAAAAACATTACCTTTTTCAGCTTCAAAAAAACCAAATGATGTTTTATATGATTGAAGACTTGCTTCTGTTTGTGCTTTTTGTTCATCTGATTGATTTTCAAACCTAATTTGATTACCATTTTCATCAACAAGATCTTGAGATAAATCACTTTTAAGATTATTAGAAGCTATTTTTATTACATTTTCTATGCCGCCCTCTTCTAATGCTTCTTTTATATATTCTCTTTCGCTTTTTATATAATAAACTTTAACGTCTGTACCTAATTCTTTATTTAGAACATCTAATATTTTTTCTGCATTTTGTGAATTTAACTCAAATTCTTCTGTTAATTTGTTTTTTATGTATGCTTGACCTAATATTACTTCTTTTTGTTCATCATTAGCTTCTTCATATGTGAGCTTATCATCACCAATAAAATTATCAATAATATCTTGATTAATTTGTTGTTTCTTTAATCCTCCTAATAAATTATATTCTACATTTAATCTATTAATTGCATTACCACTTAACTGTTTATTAATAAAATTAAATTGATCTATAGTTTCTTGTTGAATTTTATTTTTTTCTGTAGCAGCAAGAGGATCATTTATCAATATTTTCTCTCTAATACCACTTTGTTTATCAAACTCTTTTTTGTTTTCATCTTTTATTTGTTTCTTTTCTGATAAAGTAAGAGATGGATCATTAGCCGCTGCAGTAACCTCTCTTTGTATTTTACGCATTTTAATATCAGCCCTACCTAAATCAGCAATGTCCTTAGAAGTTAATTCATTATTTCTAAGCTTAGCATATATATCGTTTCTTATTCCTTTATTCTCCTGCAGCAAATCATCAACTAAAGCTCTAACTCCTGGAGATAATCTTGATCTTTGTTTGTTTTCAGGATTTAATTCTTTTATTTTATTTTCTATCTCAATTAATCTTTTAGCTTGCTTTCTATCTGAAAAGTTGTTTACAATAACATTATTAACAAATGGAGCTGCATTCTTAATTGCAAATCCTCCTCCTGGAAGTAATGACTGAAAAAATGTTTCTTTTACACCTTCAAAATAACTCTTATCTTCACCTAGTATGTTTATATCTGTCCAGTTATTTACTAACTCTACTACAACTTCACCACCAGGTTCTAGCGTTACACCTTTAAAAATCTCTCTACCAGCTAGTTTTAAATCTTTCTTAGCAACTTGTGTTATACCTGTTTTAATACCACTTAAAAGCTTAATTGTTGTTAATTGCTCAGTTCCAACTTCTATTGCTCCAGCTACTGCTGATGATGTTACAACTTGAAGCTCTGATAAGCCTAGTATTCTATTATCTTCATTAAATTGCTCAAGTTGTTGCTCATCTAAAGTTCCTCCTGACTTTAAAATATCTTCATATTCATATAATCTAGCTTCAGCTTTATCTCTTTCTATATGATAACTAGATCCTACTTCACCAAAACCTATTGTAAAAAATAATGGTAAAGCCGCTGGCCCACCTGCTGCGGCCATAGACAAAGAAGTGCCTGTATTTATAGCAGAACTCATAAGCCATCTAGATAAATCCTTTGCACTTGATATTTGATCAACAGGTATTGTATATTGATACCCTTCTAGCTCCTCTCCTAAATCATCGTTTAGTTGTGCTAAAGGTTTTAAAACGGACCTAGGCATTACTATGCCAGATCCAAAACCACCAAGTCTAGCAATATCAGCTATACCGTATAAGGCTTTTGCACCCATAGCTTTAAAGCTAGATTGAGTTTGTTCTATTCTACTGTAGTTTTTCTCAAAATTTCTTATAGCTAAAGGTAGATAAAATTCATTTTTTTCAGCACCTATAGCAATACCTATTTCATCTATTTTCTGCTGTTGAGTTAAATAAGCTGATACTTCCTTGTTTCTAATTTTAAGTTTATTTTCTATGTCGAATATTTCAGAAGGATTGAAATCTTTTTTACCTTCACTAAGTCCAGGATAACTAGCTTCTAGTTCTGCATCTAAGTCGTCAATGTACTCATATCTTTTATTAGCATTATCCTTTAACTTATTTAACTTTTCACTATCTTTTAAATAACTTTCCTTAGTGTCATAAAGTATTGATAATACTTCTATTTTTTTATCTTCAGGAAGATCAGAAATATATTCTGACATCCATTTATCAGCATTTGAATTTATTATTTTATTTTTATTTTCTAATATTTCTTCTTCAGTAAACTCTGGTAATGGTTTACCTTCTTTGTATTTTTTATATAATTCTTTTTGTTCAGGAGTTCCCTTAAAAGTAAAGCCACCACCAAATCTAGCATCACCACTTCCGGTAGCACTGTTATAATATGTTTCTTGATTATTTATTTCTTCTAGAAAATCTAATCTTTCATTTATTAATCCTTGCTTAGCTGCTTTCAGCGTGGGTATGTGCTTACTAAAATCGTTAACAATATCATCAACTGCTTGTGGATTATTCTCTTTAGCTTTTTCAAAAAAACTAGAATCAGCATTAGCGTCTATGAAGTCGTTTACTTTTTTAACTCTTTCCTCTATAGAATCACTGTTGTTAACAGGTATTGTTACATTGTTTTCTTTATATTCTTTTACTTGATCACTTATTGATGCTGTATTGTAGTTAACTTTTTCATTTGATTCATTAATTTTAGACAAAGTAATAGCATCTAGACTAGTACCAAATTCATTAAATGGAGTTGTAAAATCTTCTTTAATTTTTAATCCTACTCTAGACAATTTTTCAGTTAAAGATGTGGCTACTTTACCTTCCTCTTGAGCAATATCTTCAGCTGTAATATGATACTTTGAAGAATCAAAAGCATCAACTTTTTTAACTTTAGGTTGTTCTACAACACCTTGTTCTTCATTAGGCTTCATAGCCTCTGAAGTTATCTTACTTGACTTCATATAATCCTCAACACTCAGCCCTTCAGACTCAGCGTTAGTTTTTATTTGCTCAAAAGATATTTCAGAACCGTTTAAATAGAATTTATTCATGTGTTGTTTTGATTATTCTTTTCCTAGAACTTGGTTACAAATTCCACCTACATATCTTGTCTCACCCATCAACTTCTTGTATTTTATTATCCGCAGGAAAAATAAATCTTTCTCCTTTAAACATAATTTTATTATCAGATTCCTCCGTAGATTTCATCTTTGATAATATTGTGTCTAGTATATTTTGTCTCAATGATATATTATCGATATAAGGTATTTTTTGACCTCTTTTCATAACATCATCATCATCAGCATTTTTATCTTTAATTAATAAATTATTACCTGATAACTCAACATTTAAACCAGTTCCTTGAATTTGTTGATTTAATATTCTTGCAAATTCTTTAGGATTATCTTTTGATCTTTCGTATGCAGTATCTATATAGCTTAAAGCTTTTTGCTCTCTTTGTTCGGTTATACTAAGTTTACCAGAACCACTAGTTTCATCACTTGCTGGAGGATTTTTTATATTATACTCTTTTAATCCAGCTTGTATATTAGCTTCAAGTCCATTTCCTAATTCATCAGAAACTATATTTTTAAAATAAGCTACAGCTTCTTTTTTTTTATTTGGATCTGATAAATTTTGTTTCATTTTATTAAATTCATCTTTTTTACTTGGATCTTTAGCTATTACAGAGTTATAGTAACCTCCATTATTAATATCTAAATCATCAAACATAAAAGATAAAACTTCACCATCATCTAATGAACTTTCAATTTTATTTTTTCTTAACAACCTATCTTCATTAGTTAACATAGGATTTACTGAATTACCATAAGTTCTGACTGATTTTCTAAGATCTTCATTTATTTTAATAAAATCACTAGCTTGTTCAGTAGCCTTTAAATTATAATTAGTATTAACTACAGCATTACCTCTTTCATCAATAGAAAAATTAGTACGCATCATAGTATCATATAAGCTACTCATACTACCAGGATTAGTATAAAAATTAGATTCAGATATATCACCAGCTTCATATGAATCTCTAGTTTTATTTAATTTTTCTGTTGCTGAAGACAAGCTAGCAGCTGAGTTTCTAAGATCAGATAGTATAACAGATTTTTCAAACTCTAAATCATTTTTTTGTTGTTGACTTAATGATTTGTTTTCTAGTTCATAGAATATCTCAGAGTATCTCTGCTTTTTACTTGTAGCAAACTCCCTGTACATATTTACTTGTTCTGCATTTAAAGCTTCAAAACTATAATCAACGTCATTAACGTCTTTCATTTCTTCTTTATAACGAGTTCTTTGGTCTTCGTATAACTCTCTTTCAGCTAATTGTTCAGCAGCTTTCTGCTCACGTACCATACTATAAACTGAAGCAAAAGTTTGACCAAAGCCTTCTATTGCTTGCATTTTTTGCTGTTGACCAACTAACCTTGACTGTGCTAATTGCGCTGCACCTGCTATTAATCCTTTATCTGCCATGTTAGTTATTTTCTTGATTGTTAATTTTGATAGTACTAAAGCTTAAAGGGGTGTCTCTTAAAAGTCCATAACCTATTTTATTCATAGGATTTATGTTTTGACCAGTTAAACTTATACTATTTGATAATGTTGTATTATCAATAGCACCTGCTACACCATTAAAAGCACCTGCTGCACCCATACCCGCTACAGCTCCACCTATATCAGCTATTCCACCTATTATTTGTGCAGCTGCTTGAGCCTCTTCAGCTCTTGCACCTGCTAATCTTTGTTGAGACATACCTAGTAATGTAGATGTTTTGTTATATTCTAAACCTCTAGCTTGAGTTGCACCTGCTGCTTCTAATTGTTGTAATCTTGCTCCTTGTCTAGCTGCTAGTAATTGATTTTGTCTTTCTTGTTGACCAATAGAAGCTGAAGTGCGTTGTGCTGCTATATTAGCTTGACCTTGTGATGCTTGAGCTAAAGCAGCAATACCAGAGCTACCAGCTGCTCCTCTAAGAGTAGACAAAACATTAGCTTGACTTTGCATCTGCTGTTGTTTTTCAAACTCTGCTTGTTGTTTGTTTATAGTTAAGTCTTCCATGGTATTTTGCATACCACTATATAGGTTAGAAGTATCTAAGCCCTCATAAGCACTTATTCTTTTATTGTATTCATTTGTTGCTCTTTTTTGCTCTTTTCTTGCTTTGTTTTTAGCTATTATACCACCGGTGGTCTTAACACCAGCAGCAACACCTAAACCTATACCTACAGCTATAAAACTCATATGTTTTTGTTTTTTAATAATTTAATATCCTCTTGAGTTATCAATGGATCTGAAAAATCTTTAGCAATAACTTGCTCTTCTATTTTAGCAACGTCAGTTTCCTTTGTTGCGTGTACTGTTATAAATACACAATCACTATGCGTATATATAATTCTTTTTGTTCCTGGTTTTGTAATGCCATGATATGGAGCTTTGAGATGTTTAACGCCATCTTCTGTCAATACTGACATTTCTCCTCGCATTAAAAAAAATGGATGTTCTTTTTTATGTATTTTAGTTATTAGTAACTCGTTAGCTGGATTAAATATTTCTCTAATATAACAACCATCAGCAAAACTATGTTTAACTGGGTTTTGTTTATGTAGTTTTTTATCATCCATCCACAAGCCATTTGTAGTACCTTTTTGTTCTGCTTCAATTATCTTATCTCTAAACTTATTTCTTTTTCTTATTTCCTCACCTATCTCCCATGCTTCTTCAAAATCAAAACTATGTTTGATACCTAGATCATTTGTATACTTTATAAATTGTTCTTTAGATTGTTCTTTAGTGAGTGGTTGTGTTTCAACTTGATTCTTAATATCTTCTAATTTCATATAAATTGATTTAATAATATAGTTACACTATTTGTAAACTATTTACAAGCGTAATTTAAACAATAAGAGATCCAACAGAAAATAATTCAGCAGAATTAACACCTGTGTGTTTCATTTCTACTTCAGCAAAAAAACCAAGTAAGCCAGATTGATTAACAGTTCCTCCTTTGTCAAACAAAACAAAATTTCCAGTAGAAGGTAACGTGCCACTAACTGTTATTGTTTTATCTGATTTTGTTAAGCACGTACCAGATGAAGTATAAGAAGAAACATTATTATCAGATAAAAAATAAATATTATCACCAACTTGCAAGCTACTATTAACTGTTATTATTTCTCCAGATGTGTTATTAAAAATTATTGTGTTATTAGAAACAGAACAAACACCCAAACCTTGAACTTGCAAATTCTCAGAGTTTATTGTTGATGCTGTAGCTGTTTTACCATTAATTGCAGCAAAGTATTTACCTTCTTTCTTTACAAAACCATCTGAACTAATCTCTCCAGCATGTTCTGGTGTTGATATACTATTTAATAACCAACCAGTATCTCCTTCATAATTTAATGTTTTAAATCTTTTAACTTGACCTAAGGGTTTGTTAATTAAAAACTTAACACTAGATTTTTTTTCTGCTATTGGTAATTTACTAAAATAAAGTTTAGTTCCAGCAGCTATAGTATCAATTATAGCATTTAAATAAAAAACTGTATCACCTGACTGAGAATCGTCAGCAATAGTTATGTTTTCTTTTTGAACAACACTACCACTAAGGTCTACTCCATTTGCTATGCCATCAAAATAAACATACATACCAGTAGTTATAGCAGTATTGGCATTAGTTATAACAAGTTCATAATCACCGTTAGCTTTATGTGTTGATACAATAGCTGTTGTAGTAGTATAAAAATCGTTGGTCTCTGTATTACTATGGTGTTTGTATATATCACCAACTTTAAAGCTAAAGTAATTATTATTTAAACTTATAGCTGTTTCTGGTACAAAAGATTTTCTACTTGTCCAACCATTAACTCTTTCATTAAATGATATTGTTTCAGCAGTATCATTATTTAATTGATTAGTAAAACTTAAGTTGTATGAGTTTTTTCTATCATCATAACTACCGAAAATATTACCATTAGCGTTTGCTAATTTATCTGAAAAAAAGTCAGACATACCTAAAGCTGATACTTCACTTAAACCATCTCTTGATAGCCTCAATATAACTCCTCTTGCTTTATCAGAAAAATAAGCTCTAAAACCATATTGCGCAAAAGACTCTGGATTTTTTGATATACCATATTCACCAATGTACGGTATAACTTGACCTAACACATTAGAACTAGCAGTAACATTTGTATTACCATCTGCTGTAAATAAAGCATCTTTATTAGCTTGTATTCTAAAACATTTATCTTCACATAAAGTTATTAGATCAGTATCTCTAGTTTTTATTAATTGTATAGATCCATGCGAAGGATTAATATCTTTAGTTATTTTTTCAGCTATAATAAATTGGTTTAATCTATTTACGCTACTATTAGCATTATATATTCCAGAATATATAAATCTATTAGTTTGTACTTCTTCATTATAAGCATCTTCAAACACAGTGGAAAGTATAACACCTTTGCTTATAATTGGAGCATTAAAGTCATCTCTAATTCTATCAGACTCAACACCGTTTTCAAAACTAACACAATTACTATAAGTTAAACTTTTTGGATCACTTAATTGTCCAATAGGAAATATATCTTTATCTTCATAATATAAGTCTAAAAAGCCATTATCTGGTATAACTTCTATTACTGCCGGATTAGTTAAACTACTTGTGTTTTCACTATCAATATTCATTATGTCAAATCTATGAAAACTAGTATAACTAGCTGTGGCTAATCCTCCACCACTATTCGATATAATTTCTCCTGGTAAATTTTGATCTAAAACTAATTTCCATGACTTACTAGTTGCAGAGGAATTAGGTGGTCTAGTTGTTATACTTTTTATTCTAAAAACTTTAGAAAAACTAACACCTTTATTATTAAAGTTGTTATCTGATATTCTAATGTAATTATTTACTTTTAAGTTATTACCAAAACCGTCAGCATAGTAAAAACTATCACTGTCTACATAAGACTTAGCAGTATTTATGGTTATAGTATTATTTCCAAAATCTTTAAAAATATAACTTCTTGCTGAAGTACTTACATTATTACTGATAGCAGAATCTGAGTTAGCTTTGCTTTGTAATATAGAGCTAGAAATAATTGTTAAATCATTTTGAGAAATTTTAGACTTAAGTGCATCAGATACCTCTACATTGTCTTTAACTTTTATAAAAAACTTATTATCATAAGCTTGGTTACCTCTATCATCAGCTTCAGAAATAAACTCTATACCAACACCAGTTATAGGAGAATCTTTAGCACTTGTATCATATAAAAATTCAATATCATTACCAAAAGACTCCGTAAATTGTATGTCAGCAATATAAACAGGTGTACTTGTACCAGTGTTTGGAAAAGCTACAGCACCTATTTCATAAACTTTACTTTTCTTCCTGCTTCCGTTGCTTATAAATCTAATTTTATTACCTGTTGCTAAATGAGTTGTTCTATATACTTCAGGTATTCCAGTGGTTTCAACAATATCTTTTATTAAAACTTTATTAAAACCTTTTACTGGAGTAAAACCAGGTGTTTTTGTTGTTTTAGCTAAAACACCAGTTGCATTAAAATTATCTCCAAAAATAACATAATTTGACGCAAAATCAACATTAAATGTTTTCGCTAAAAAATCTGGTGTTTTACCAATTATATCAACTACTTTAAACTTGTTGTTAGGATTTATAAAACCCTCGTTTAAAGCATTTTTCTTTTTTAATGAAATATAATCCTCAACTTTTATTTTATTTATATCAGCAGAAGAACACATTAGATATAAAAAACCTCTGTCATCATCATAAAAATTACTTAATGCAATATTATAATATTCTTGTGATGGTTCTTTAATATAATACTGAAAATGAGTTATTCCAGGAGGTGCTGTAGTTGAAGTTGAAACTTTTATAAAATTTCTATTAACAGAATTATCTTGATTAATAAAAAATTGTCCAGTAGATCCAGTAAATACTGGAGTTTTTCTACCATATTCGTCAATAAAAACTATACCTAATTGATAAGTTCTATTTGATTTTAAAGATAATTTTTGATTAAAAGTATCTGTTCTTAGAGTTCTAAAACTTAAATCCACATCATCAGTTAGTGTTTGAGCTGAAGATAAAACTAATGTATTTTGGTTAGTTACTGTATTTACCGTGATATAATTTGATAAACCACTACCTGTAACAACATCACCAACTGCTATAATACCTGAATTATTATCTACAGATAAATTAGCTGTGTTGTTTATAGCACCATTTACTTTTGCTGTACTTATAGAATTTAAAGATATATTAAATACTGGCGTTAAATTATAATCATAATTTTCAGTATAATTAGCATAAACAAGTCTATTACCTATTATTTCTTGTGCTAAAGCTTTTTTAGGTAAATTATCAAAGTGCCTTAATAATTGTACTGAATCATCTACTTTATATATTTCTTCGTCTTTAATTTCTAAAGATTCTTGAAAACCTTCAATAAATATAGTAGTTGAGATCTTAGGAGCACCCGCGTTGTTTCCTGTAGTTTGTTGAACAATTGAATTTATAAGATTATTATTAAATTCAATTTGACCACTACTACTTGTATAACTATAACTTGTTCTACTTATTAATACGTTATTAATTTTAACTATTAGTTCATTTTTTGTTAATGGTAATGGATTAGAAAAACTAGAAGTTGTTATTGTAAATATCTTATTACTGCCATTACCAGTAAATGATTGAGATTTTTTCTTTACAGTGTCTACTATATAAACATTTTGATCTACTGTGTCTTTGTATAATATATCTATTTCCTTAACTGTTTCAGGTATATTATCTCTAAAGTTTTTTATTTTAACACTACTAATAGTATTTCTCATAGCTAAATTAAAACCATTTTTTGTGTCATATTCATAAACACCTGGTACAAAAGCTATTTCAGAAAATGGAGCATAAGTGGAATATTGATTATTATTGTATTTGTATCTATAAGAAAATCTTGGAAACTTTTTTTCAAAGTGACCTATTATTTGTTCTGTGATTGCAGTATACTCACTAGTTATTGTTGTTAGATCTGAAAGACTTATACTGTAATCAAAATTATTAGAATTATTACTTTGACTACTAATTTCAACAATATCATTAATACCAAGCGTTGAGTTACTACCACCGATATCTGTTGATGTAAAAATCATTCCAATACCTACAGTTTCGCCGCCGAGTAATTGAATGTTATTAAGACTTATATTTTTAACTCCAGTTTGGTTACTAAAGTTATTTGCTGTATGTAAAATTTCAATGTCATTTTTATATATAACTAATTGATAAAATATGTTGGCACCTAAATTTACAGTATCTATACCTATTTCAAAGTTTATGTTGTAAACACCATTAGCTTTTATAGTAAAATCTCTAAGTGAATTTGTTCGCTTTATTATGTAAACGTCTAAGTTTGAAATTTGACTACCTAATGTACCAGCTGGACTATTCGTTCCTATTGGTTGAGCATTTGTACAAGACATTTGACCAACTTGGTTAACATTTTCTACTAAAGCAAGATCGTCATCTTTGTATATTAATTCTGCGGTAAAAACATCTGTGTTAGAAGTTATATTTCTACTTAATATTTCTATTATAGCTTTACTTCCATTTTCATTGGTTAATGTGACTTTTGAGCCAGATATATTATTTACTATATCTTTTGATATATATTTTAAATTTGTAGCTGGATTTGATATACTAGTTCCGTCTAAATTAACAAATGTTATATCAGATATTATACTTCCAACATCTAAAGTAGATATTATTAGAGCAGCACTACCACTTATTTTTGCTTTTATAGGTATTGAATCAAGTTCACTAGTACCATAACCTGAAACTACAGTATTACTTAATACACTGTATTCAAGTGCTTTAATTGGAGATTTTTTTATTACTGTTATTTTATCTTCTGATAAATTTGTTGACTGAGTTTCAAAATTAACCGTTTGATTTTTCCAAAATAAAATATTAACTTCTTTAGGCTCATTTAAATTATCTGTAAAATATAAAACACCATCTAATATGTTAACACCTGTTATAAGATAACTAGCATTAAATTTTAAATTACTACCATTATCAACCAATACTGCAGTTGTAGTACCAGATGCTTCATCATACTCAGCTATAACATCTCTTGAATCTGATGTTATAAACCAATATATTTTATTATTTTCAGTATCTCTAACCGAACCTATACAAATCGCATTAGTCATAGAACCTATTGTACCTATTCTAGTATTACCTAAAACTTTTTGCAAAGCACCAACATTAGATCCCTCAGATGTAGCAATTTCTACATTTAAAGCATCTCTATAACTACCATCAGGAACCAGACGATCGTCTAGATCCTTCTCCATCTTACCTAGTCTAAAGTTGTTTGATATTTCCGGCATGTTTTAATGTTTAATTTGCTTAGATTTATTTCTCATTATTTGAGTTAACTCCTCAGCTTTTATATTAGATAATCTAAGTTTTGCTTTTCTTACTGCAGCAAATCTTTCTTTTTTAAATCTATTTACTATGTATTCTGGGGTTTTAGCTTTACTCGCTAGAACAGCGTAAGCCATATACTTGTACATTGCTTCTTCAGCAAATTTATGTACAACCATTTCTGAATCTGTACCTAGTCCATCACTTATGTACTTTAAAGTAACTATCTTACTAGATATATTAGAACTAAAATATATAACACCTTTAAGGTTATCTATGAAAAACGAACCGTTTGATTGTGCATATTCTGGTGTAATACCAAATCTCTTACCTGAAACATGAACATTTGATACGTCCATCGTTTGTCTATCATTTTCTTCAGTAGAGTAATCAACTCCTGAAGAGTAATTATCCCAAGTTAAAGAGTTTAATGATCTTTGTAAATTACCATTATTGTCATATATATACTTATATTCAGAATCCTGTAATATAGCCAGTGGATTACTAGTGTTTCTAGTTGGATATATTACATGCTCAATACCTGAATTATCTTTCCATGTTAACTTAACATAATTAACAAAGTCTTGAGGTAAAACCATCGTTAGAGATGGTGGTATTTCTATTTCCTGTGATTTAGTTGATTTTAAAGTGTCATAACTTAATTCTTGTATACCTCTTTGTGCATGAAAAGCAATATCAGCTTTTTTAACTCTATCTATTATCTTATCCTCGCCTACATAAGAAACCATAAAGTTATTAATCAAGTCTTCAACGCTAACATACTGATAACCACCATATTGCTCTGTATCTCCAACTTGTCTTACTAGTACTTTATAATTATTTAAAGGAGCACCATCTGATGCTTGTATATCAGTATTTACATTTGTATTTGTAAAAGTTATGCTTGGGCTAGAATAAGTATAATTATCTGGACTTACCAACTTTTCATTTATAAATACTTCAAAATCAGTCTCAACTGAAGGTAAAGGATTTAAACTGTTAATGCTTATGGCAAAAACCTTAGTTGTTCCATCACCGGTAAAAGACTGGGCTTGGTTGTAGTATGATTCTTGAGTAGTTGTTCCTAGTAATCCCATTTATTATGCTTTTTCTTGTTGAATATTTTTAATTTCTTCTTGAGATGATATCTGATACAAACTAGGATCTTTTATTATAATACCTGCAAGTGCTAATATTTTTATAACAAGAGCTGTTTCTTCTGATGAATGAAGTTCAAAATTAATAGTATCGCTAGCGTTATTAAGACCTGACGCTGAATTATAAGCCCACTCAACATCTATAGGTTTTTTAATATAGTTATAACTCACACCTGATGTTATTGTACTTGGATAAATCTCTATTTTACTACCAGAATCTGTTTTTCTTATAAATACAGGTCTTTTTGCTGTAGGTACTGTAAGAGGTGAAAGTTTATACTGTATTAATTGCTTTTTTGTTATTTCTTCAATCTGATAATCTACTCCAGAAGCATTGTAATAAACATTACCTAATTGATACATCTTAGCATTATCATACTTAAATGTTAACGTTTCATTATTAGCTATTGATGATGCACTTGATAAAGTTAATGTTGTATGACCTGTGGGAGTATTTAAAGCAACTGTGTTTATTTTTACCCCTGAAGACACACCACTACCAGTGACTGTCATACCTGATAAAACACTACCAGTTGTAGCATCTAAAATAACAGATGCTGAATTTGAAACAACACCATCAACAATACCTGTTCCGTTTTCTGAACTATCAAGCTTAGCAACGTTTATAGACATTGATAAAGGAGTTTGATTAAACAACTCAAATATAGACATCTTTTGCTCAATTAAAGCAACTGAATCTGAATACTCTAAATCATACTTAGGTTGTCTCTTAAACTGACCTAAATCATAAAAGTATTGATTAAAAATATCTAACTGAGCTTGGTTAGCCATCAAATTAAATTCAAGAGGTGTTATATAACCTCTTTGCTCTTTATTTGATATAGCCAATACTCTCTGATATACTGTATCTATATTTACTGCCATAATATTTATTTTGTAGTAGTTAAGCCACCAGTTGATGGCTTAACATCTACATGAAACTTAATCCTTTAATCGTTTTTCAATATTAGAGTGTATTTCCATACCCTCATCTGTTTTAAAGAAAGCTGCTAACGCAGAATATGGATGTTCATCAAAAGGAACAGTCATAATCTTTCTTCCATTACTACCCCAAGTAAAGTTTCTTTGATCTTGCGATAACTTAACTATATTAGCTTCTACAGCTTTAATACCAAAGTTTCTTAACTGCACGTTATCGTCAGAGACCAACTCTAAGAACAATTCTGGGTTTGATCTTGCAAATAGTAGTAAATCTCTTTTAAGTTCCTTAGAACTCATCCTAGATACCTCAGATCCAATTTCTACACGCATTACTGCTTCTGCAATATCTATGTCTAGGTTTTTAGCTGCGTTTAACGCATCTATTTGAGACTCTAAATCAACTAATTCATCTTGAGCTATTTTAGCAGGCATATGCTCTTCATATAAACTGCCTAATTTTGGGTGATAATTTGATAGAAGTTTTTGTAAAACTGTTTTTTCTTTTCTCACAAAAAGTGATCCATTTTCAAATATTATTCTACCAAGTATTTGATCGCCTTTCATTTCATCAACAAAGCACGTTTTTTGATTTGTTGCATATTTTAACTCTCTTTCATAACCTTTTTCTTCGTCAAACCAATATATATTACTTGTCTTAACTGAGTATGTTAATGGTGTTAATCCATCTTTTAAAACATACATTCTATCTTTTATAACCCAGTCATTTTTCTTTTTATTAACTGGTTTTTCTATTGTTGTAGATACTGTTTCTTCAACAAAATCTACTTTGTTTTGCTTTTTTGCCATGATATAATATAATATAATAAGGGTAAAAATTACCCTCATCCATTAGACGAGGGTAATTATTAAATAAATGTATTAACCTTGAATCAACATGAAGTTATTAGCTCCTTTAGTAACTAAACATCTTTCAGAAAGGTAATGTACTTCCATTACATCTTTTCCAGAAGTTTGTGCTCCAACAGAACCAGTAACCCAAGTTTTCATCTTACGATCATCAGTTTCAGAAGACCTGTAACGTACATGCAAGAAAGGACGAGTTAAGTTCTTGCCTAATTGCTCATCATATACAGATGAAACTCCAGCAGGAATAATTACTCCTCTTACACCAGCAGTACCAGCGTTAGCATTAATAAATCCTCTTGTTCCTTGATCGTTTAAGTATTTGAAATCAGACTTGTAAAAATCATAAGATCCTCTACGGAAACCTGAAAAACCAAGATTCAACGCCATATCTTCGCTATTGCTAAATACTCCGAAAGAACTACCAGCAGCGTAAGCGCTATTAATACTCCCTAGCATATCATCAATTTTAAGAGCTGTTGCTCTATCTAGAAACATCATGTTCTCTTCGATAGCACCATTTTTATCAAATGTGGCTAAAATTGAATCAAACTCAGAAAAGTTAGTTGCAGGAGTTGCAGAATCAAGACCATCTGTTACGTGACCACGAGCTGTAATAGCAGCAAATAATCCTTCAGTTCCAGCTTGTACATCACCAGCAGCTCCTCCAGGTAGACCATCAGCACCAGCTGCTAGTTCCTTTTCGGCCTCCATCATTGACATCTCTAAGTAATCAGCAAATCTTGCTCGAGTATCACCTTCAGCTTTCAAATACCACAAGTATCCTGACTGACCTTCTTCTCCAGTTACTTCTACCCAGCCAATAGCTGATGTATCAGATCCAGAAACTTCATAAAAATCTTTCAAGATAATATGCTTATTAGAAAGACTTTTAAATTGAGGAGCGTTAGCAGAACTTCTTCCATCAACGCCTTTTGCAAATTCAGAGCCATATACTAGAACATGGTAAGCATCTGCACCTTTTGAATCCGCAAATCCAGCTGCTCCAAAATCAGCATGAGTGTAAGGTACTGCTGTTACAGCTGCAGCATTTACCGCTGTCACATAACCCTTGATAACTTTATTAGTTGTATCTTCAGAAACAACAATCGTATCACCTACTCTTATACCATGATCAGTTGTAGTAGCATTTCCATCAGCATCCTTAGTAATTGAAAAAATGTTTGCAGAAACATCTTCATTTGTCGCTTTGTAAGCTAGGTGTAATCTACCCTGCTCAGACCAAACCACTTGATCAGACTGTGAAGCTTCCTCCGCTCCAACTTGAGATAAGAAACCTGATATTGTCCTATTTCCGTAAATCTCAGCTTCTTTTTCCATTAAATCAGGTAGATACTGTTGTGCCCATCCTGATGTTGCAGTTGCTGTAAAGTCAATATAATTGCTTGACAGCGTTTGTTTAGCCGGTGCCGCGTCGGGTCCAGCTGCGCTTGTAATTGCCATAATTGTTTTGTTTTATTTTTTAATTTTAAATTTTAATTTTGAAGAGTTATCACCTAAAACTTTAAACCTTATTCCATCATCTTGGGTTGAATTAGCAAGACCTTGTCTTGGATTCATGTCTATATTTTTAGACTTAGCAACTGTATCTTTTAATGCATCTGCTTTACCTTGTTGATAGAAATGGTTTGCTATAGCGTCAGGATTCATTGCTGTAAACAAAGATTTATGATAACCTTTAGCATCTGACATTTCATTATCTTTATTTAGAAACTTTCCAATAAAATTATTAATGTCGCTTTGGGTATCTTTAACCTTATCAGCATCTTTAACATTAAACCTATATCTCTTATCACCAACGTTATATTCAAAACCTTTGAACTCGTTAGAAAAAACATCATTTGTTTTCTTTTGAAATGTAAGTTTTTGTCTTTCAGCTATTTTAGTATTAGTCTCAGACTCTTTATTGTAACGATTGAAAAAATCCATAGCTTTTTGTTGTTCTTTAGTTAACCTAGAACCAGCTTTAATTTCTTCATAATATTTAGACTTTTGCCCGTCTAAGTGGCCTCTAGCATTTGCAACTTGCTCTTTAAATGCTAGTTTTTTTCTTTTAATATCTCTTTCTTCATCTAATTCTTCATCATACAAAAACGTATCCTCTATTAAAAAATTAATTTCGTCATTAGATAAGTGAGGTTTTGTTTGTTTATAGTACTCTAATAACAAAGCATTATCATCTACAGTACTGTAATCTTGATTTAGTCTAACATAATCTTCTAGACTTCCTCCAGTTTCATCCATAAAGTCTACCACCTTTTGTATATTTTCAGGTAGTTTAACTCCAGTTTCTTTTTGTTCTTCAACAGCTTCTTTTACTTCGTCTGTAAGTTCTTCTGTTTTTTCTTGAACTTCTTCTTCTGTTATCTCCTCGAGAACGCTGTCTTGCTCATTCTCGGAAACTTGTTCTTTATCTTCTTGTTTAACTTCTTTTTTGGAGTTTTCTTCTCCCACTGTCTCGCTAGTTGTGGATCCGTTGCCCACAGGTACCTTCTCTGTTTTTGACTCTTGAATGGCATCGTTTTCTTCTTGTTTTTCTTCTTCTTTAGTAATCACCTCTTCTTGAGATTTATTAACTTCTCTAAGATCTATTTTAACAACTTCATCTTTTTGTCCCTTAATAGAAGGCTTTTTCTTTGGTTTAATCTTGTATTCTTTTTCTTCTTTAATTTGTACTTTTTCTTCTTTGTTTTTAGTTGTAGCTTCTACAACTTCTTCTAACTGTTCTTTTTTCTTAGCCATAATATAATATAATAAAAAAATTAAAAATAATTACCTAGGCTCAAACGATCCTAAGTTAAAACCACCTTGCATAACATCATTACCTGATGACTCAAAGTTTTTTGGACCTGCTTTTGTTTCTCTTTGATTTATTAATTCGGATTGTTGAGAAGCCTGTATTTTAGTCCTATTGTCTTTTCTATCTTCCTTGCTTGTTTCTTTTACTTTTTGTGCTTCAACTTCCATTTGCTTTAGCTGCATATTCATTTGAAACTCAAGTTGCATTAATTCTTTCTTAGCGGCAACTTCTTGTTGCATTTTCTGCTGCTCTATCTGACCCTTTAGTTTTTCTAATTCACTATTAATCTGTATTAATGATTGTTGTTTTTGTACTTCAGCTTGTGCTGCTACTTGCTGAGCTTGAGCATTGGCTTGAGCTTGAGCTTGTATATTTTGTTGAGATATTTGTTGATCTCTTTGTTGTTTCTTTTTTCTTCTTATTTTAAGTAATTGATTTGCTAGCTTAATATTTTTTATTTCTCTAAGATCAATAGCATCTTCTATGTCTATGCCTTTTTGAGCAACAGCAGCTTGTATATTGTTTTCTAATATCTGTTTTTCTTCATCGTCAGGCGTTAGTTCTATAAATATACCAAAATCATGTATGTGTAAATTAGACATTTCCTCTAATGTAGCTACATTGTGAACACCTATACTTTGTATGAAAGCATCTTTTGTAGGAGAATATTCTATAATATCAGAAACTCTTAAAGATACACACTCTGCAAGTTCAGATGTTAAAAATACACTACTTTGAAGTATATGTCTTGTGGCTGTATTAGAGTTTGCAGCCGCTAGCTTTTGTACTCCAACTAAAGCATCTTTAGAAGGCGTGCTACCATCTCTAGATTCGTTTAATCCTGTTACATCTCTTATCATTTGTAAATAATAATTGTATGTTTGTATTAAGCTCTGCATTTTAGCTCCACCATTACCACTAGCTATTTCTTGAATAGGTACTTTACCTGGGTTCATATCACCATCTGACGTTAATGATCTACCTATAATACTACCGGTTTGAAAAAACATGTTAAGTGCTTCCTGTGGATTATAGTTTGTACCATTACCTAAATCAACTTCTGCTATACCATCAGCATCTAAGTATACGCCATCAGGAATCATACGAGATAAAACCTGTTGTAGTTTTAAATGAGTTAATTGAATCATATCAGCAAAACCAGTTATTCTACTTACTAGTGATTCTATTTTACCATTATACATCCTAGGTGCAACAATACTATAATTCATTTTAACCTTAGTATTATCGCTTTTTGGCCTCATCATATTTTTAGCCATATCCCATTTTAAAAGCTTGTCTGTACCTATTATTAATGCACCTTCGTATAAAACCTCTATAGATCTAGAAACTTTTTCAAAATTTTCGTCTAGTATTTCAGCTGGAGGATTAAAAGTATCATCTTTAATTATAACTTTACTTGCTCCAGTTGCTGTTGTTTTAACCTTGTATACCTCATTCATATAAGTCTTATAATTAAAATACAAGACCTCTATTTGATTTCTATCTGTATAATTATCATTTAAATGAGTTCTGTTATAACCATTTTTCTTTCCATGAGGTTGTTGCATTATTTCTTCTAAATCCTCAGTAGATAAATACGGAAACTCTTTTTTTAATTCATTTATAGGTATTACTTTAACTTCTCCTACATAATATACATCATCGAAATAAGGTGATTCAGTGTATGAATAAACTAAACTAGCAGGATCTACATATTCTACTTTAACTCCTTCTGATTTAGAAAAAGTATTTTTAACAGCAGCAATACCTAAAACAGTTAAATCATAATTAACTCTTTTTCTAGTTAAATCATACTTGTTTGTGTTTAGTATTGTATTTATAGCTTGCTCTTCAGCCATTTCAACAGCTTGCTTATACGTTAGCTGCATATGCAACTCAAGCTCTTCTTTTGATTCAGGTAACTCTTCTTTACTCACATTTGATATATCTATACCAAAACTTTCTTGAACAAAAGCATCTAACTCTTTGGTTCTCATGTCTATAAGTATATTTTCCATATACTTAGTTCTTTTCTCTACACCGTAAGGATCTTGAGAATAAGCTTTTATATCAAATGTTCTTTCAGATATACCGTTAACAACTATATCAACAAATTTAGGTATTATAGGTACTGGCTTCCAATCTAAATTAAGATAAGACAAATCACCATTTATAGATAACTCATCTTTATATTTTTGTATAGACTGTTCTCCTCTAGCATATAACCTAAGTCTATGATAACTAGTTTCGTTACTTTTAAACCTATTAGCCCCAGATTCCGTATCAAGCCACTCAGATTCTATAGCCTTACCTATTTTAAGACCATACTCTATGCTTGCTTTTTCTAAGTCACCTACGACTTGGCTAGGAAATAAATTTTTACTAATTGAATCAGCCATATTTTTACTTTATTATTGTTGATGAGCTTCCTTCGTTTTTATATCTTGAGAAACTAATATTTATGTTTTGTTTTTCTCTTTTAACATTAGGTGCATATAAATTTCTATTGCAAGCCATAACTGCTAGACCTGAACTTATTGCTGCATCAAACTTTGTTCTATTGTTTATGTCAAACTTAGACCAATCGTTTAATGTTCTATTAAAATATATATCACCATAGTTACCATTAGTTTTTAAACCAACGTGTTCTTGTATATACATCTCAATAGCTGCTGCATGTGCTTGCCTAATGTCTTCACTAGAGTTGGGTATGCCACCAATCTCTTTTTCTGTAGTAGATAATTTGTTCCAACTTCTATCAGGTCTGTTCATAGAATAACCTCTATAACCTCTACGTCTTAAATAATATAAAAGTCTAGGTTTGTTATTCTCAGCTAGTATTGGCATACCATAAAATATTAATGCCATCAAAACATCTTCAAAGAACATCTCAGCAGTCTGAGGTCTAGCAATGTATTCTAAGAAAAAGTGATTAGGAGGAGCATCTTCCATGGAAAATTTGGTGAGTCCATGCAGTGCTCCTTTGGAACCTAGCCCGTCGACCGTCCCCGAAATATCATAACTATCACATCCAAATGCACCCATATGCTCGTTGCCCGGTGTTTTATAACCGTTACGTTCAACAACTCTATTTTGTAAGTGAGCAGGTGGTATCCAACTTATTTTGAACCTACCTTTTGGGTCTGGATAAAATATAACTTGTGAATCTTTAATACCGTTAACCCATTGAAAACTACCTGTGTTAACTACTGAAGATCCTGATATGTCTTCATTATAATCTATTTGTTCGTATATTTTAGTTAAGTTAAATATACTATTCTTAGTTTCATCTCTAAACGCGTGTTCCTCTGTTCTAGGAAACTGTCTATAAAATTCATTTAATGCATCTGGATCATTTTTTAAACCATCAACTTCATTTTGCCAATGCTCTAATATACCGATGTCTATATATTCACCAAAAGGTCCTTTGACCTCATTATCTGGTGTATCAAAAACAGGGTAACCATATTCATCTATAAATCCTTCATAGTTCCACTCCATTGGAATAAATAAACTATAAAGACCAGAACTTGTTTGCCCGTTTTTATTTCTTTTTTCTACGTTGGAATCTCTGTATAGTTTCTTAAAATTCTCACCACCTTTGTCTAAAGCATTAGACGTGGATCCCATCATACATTTACCTATTACTCTACTACCTAATCTTAACGTTGTTTTGGTGACACGCCAGTTGTTGAGTATGTTGTTCGGCCTCTCCCACTTACCTGATTCATCATGAACGAGGAGTTTGAGTTTCTCTCCATCGTAGGAGTTATCACCCGTGTTCTTCCAGTCGATGGTTGTGTCCAAGCCTTGTAGATCTTCTGGTTTGTCCGTACTCGTGATACTCCGTCTTGTAAGTTTTGATGCTGGGACTCTGAAAGCAAGCTCTGTTTTAGGTCTATCCATACCGTCTTGGATCGGTTTAAAGAAGAACGGGTAGTTGACGGATATTGGCACGACTTTGTCAGTGAACATCTTTTTAGCATCGGGACCAGACTTGGACAAAATCCCGTAGCGTGCATCACTGGATATTGTTGCCAGGTTAACGGTTTCACCACTCGCCATGAAAGAGAACCCTGACCGTCTATTCTTAAGGTAACACATTCCATAACATCGTACATCGGCCTTACAGGCTTCCCAAAATATATAGAATAATCTATTGGCCTCACGAAAGTCTGGTTTCCCGACGTCAATCTTACTCCACTGCAAGTACATGTAATGAGAGCCAGTAATATAAGTAGAAATATTGTTGTTATAATACCATAAGCCTTCATCTCTAATTTTGAACTCATCTTCTATATATTCTATGTATCTCTCTTTGAAGTCATTAGGATATTCTTTCCAATCAAATATGGTTTTAATTTTACTTAATTCCTTAGGATATTCTTTTGGTTCGAACTTGTTGCTTTTAAACTTTACTATAGCTTCAGCTTTTGGCAAAGCAATTTTTAATCCTTGTATGCTATACACATCGCCGATCTTTCCTGTCTTACTAATAACAACAACATCATGCTC